ATTATAAGCGAACCCACTTAATTATTCGCTTTGTTGCCAATCGTATTCTTTAATAAACATTACGATGTAGTATATCTTATCTCGTAGTTTTTGTAATTCCACTATATCAAAACTCTCTATATCTAAATTATTTAGTTTATTCAACTCAAACACTACCATCTCGTATTCATCAAATAATTTCAAAGTTCTTATATAGTTCTTAACTTGATGTATAAGATGTTTTTTTTTAAGAGAAACTATTTTTGCCGTAGGGTGAGTAGGGCGGAATGATAGAATGTGGTTAATTAATGTTTCAGGAATTACGGACATTGTTGGTTATTATACTGATTATCTTACGGAATAAAACCAAATCAATTTTTTTTTGGGGAGGTAATTACCTGCCGAAATTAATGTTTCTGTAAGAGTAGCAGTCGCTTAATTGTTTGTTTTGATTTCTCATTTCCGTTTGGTGCGAACTCCATTAACTCCTCCAAAGTAAAGGTATTATCCTCGTCCTCGTCATCGTCTCTATCTATTCCACACATTACCAAAGCAAGAGAGGAACTCGTATTAATACCTGCCTTATATAAGGGATAATACGCACCTGCCTCCAAGTTAATATCAAAGAACCAAAGGGAACTGAACTCCCAATCTCTATCGTCAGGGTTGGAGATACTTACTCGGTAATATTCAATAAAGTCGTCCTCATTCTCCAAGAGTGCCTCAAACTTATCTTGGGTTTTCTTAGAGACATCGTCTTTAATGTAGTCGTCGTAGAAACTCCTGCCGATAAGTCCAGTAGCGTAGTAAAACTTTTGCTCGTTGTTGGTATTCATTGTATTTGATTATATATACAGGAATTATAATGGTTCAAAATAATTTCAATTTTTTTTTGGGGAGGTAATTACCTGCCGAAATTAATTCCGTTTCGCACGAAAGAAAGTTTTAGTTTTGCGTTTTAATTATAATAAAAAAAAAAATTGAAATTATTTTGAACCATTATAATTCCTGTATAATTGTTAATAAGAAAAGCAACAAGCAACAATGACTAATCCTACTTGCGTTATTTGCGATAAGACCTGCGAGAATGAATGGGGTAATAACCCAGTCCCTCTTGCCGAAACTGGTAGATGCTGTGATGAGTGTAATAAAGATGTTATTAACGCTCGTATTCTTGATATAAGAATTGAGAACTTGCGTAAGGAGTTAGAGGTCTTTGTAAAACTCTTGAATACTGCTACTGAACGCATCTTGCCGAAAGTAATAATTGGAATGAATGGTGCTTGTTTAAGTCCTGCTGAGGTTGGAGAACGAGAGGCAAGATTAATTAAGACTTGGGGTGAGGACGAGAATACAGCAATGAGTTTGCGTGACTTTCTTTGGAAAGGAAACCACAAGGTTAATGGCAAGTTTAATAATTGGTCTTGCGGACAGTTTGGTAGTCGTTGGACGGATTGTAAGATTAATGGACGTAATTGTCGTATTGCGTTTTATTCAAGGAAATACGGCAATTACTTTACTGCGAATAATGTAGATAATAAGTATAATTACGCTCTCATTCTTGACCCTACATTGTAAGGTGGCTATTAATATATTATAAGAGAACTTATTAAACAAAACAAAACAAAACAAATATATTTTCTTTTCTTACGCAACCCAAATTAATTTGACAAGAATAAAATTTCCAAAATTTCCAAAATTTCCAAAATTTCCAAAATTCCAAAATTCCAAAATTCCAAAATTCCAAAATTCCAAAATTTCAAAATTTTAAAATTTCCAAAATAAAATTGAAATTATTTTAAATCAATTCGGCAGAGCAACAAACAAACAAAATAAAATTGAAATTAATTTGAACCTACAGAATTCTCGTAATCCGCAACAATGAATAACGCACAATTGTTAATGAACTACTTTAACCAGCGAATATACGAGTTATATTTAGAGGATGTTGATGAACTCCTAAAAGACTTTGATACACTTTATAATTCTCAATTGGAAAGTCCTGATACTGATGCTGTTGCGGATTGGACTTTTGACTTATTCAATGACACCTTTGACTTTAATAAGTTCAGGGCTGATGCTTTTAGAGAGACAGGAATTAGAGATGATATAATCTCCAGCATTAATTTCCAAGATAATTGTAGAGAGGTATTTACCAACAAATACAGAATATTGTTTAATGATTACGTGGAACGTAGATAGATAATTGTTTTAATAATAATAATAATAATAATAATAATAATAATAATAATAATAATTACTTTTTTTACGCAGAAACGAATTAAAACAAAACGAATTAAAACCCAAAAAAAAAATTGAAACTTTTAATAACTTAAAGAGTTCTCTTATATACTATTATAAGACAATGTCAGCAACACCAATTATTAGATTAATTACTAACGTTGAGACAAACGAGACTTGGGGTCGTGTAATTCCAGCAGTCACCCCTCGTCGTGTTGTGCGTCTTAGAGAGAATGATGCGTTTGGCAAGTTAAAGCAATTGGTAAGAACCTACGCTAATCAACAATTAGAGGCTTTCTTTGATGAAAAGGAGATAATGAACGACTTTGATAAGTTTTATAAGTTAGATAATCCTGATGCTATTAATGAATGGATTAATGACCTGTTTCGGGAAACCTTTGTGGAACAAGAGTTTAACAATTGGTCTGCGTGTAGTTGCCACAATTTCCATCAACAATCACCTGATATTCAATTCACTATTGGCAACTTTATTAAGTTTTGGACTGATGCTGAAAAGTGGTATAACGAAATAGGAGTTGATGACCTTGAAATGAAAAACGAGGAACACGCTTGGAATACAATTGCCTATTGGGTGTTTAGTGATAAACTTTACGATGAATACGAGGAACTATTCTTTAAACAATACAAGGAACAATATAGCGATTACGTAGATACTATAACTCGTAAAAGTCGTCTCACTTGTGGCGTTTGTTACGAGAACAATATCTTATATACGGGTTGTCGCACTTGTAATGGTAATTACCTGTGTAAGAATTGCTACTTTAATTTGGAGAATGAGGGAGAGTGTCCTTTCTGTCGTCAGGAGATAATGATGTATAATGATGGGGGTGCTTTTGAGAAAGGTGCTGTAATCTTTAATGAGGGCGGAGAGACTTGGTTAAGAAAGGTAAGAGTGTTGAATTCTATTATTCCACAGGCAGTCAATAATCCAGTGATAGAGCATTGTAATAATTGTAATAAGGATTTGCGGTTTAGAGATAAAAGTAGAGTAATTCAAAAACACCTTGATGATAATGAATGGCAGGATTTAATTGTTTGTTTAGATTGTTATAAGCAAGGTTGCCATTAATTAGGTTCTCTGTTAATATATTATAAGAGGTGGTGAAAAACCGAAAAACCCCGACCCTGTTTTGGAACTTTTTTTATAACCAACTTTTTTTTTTTTACTTTTCCCTTTTTTAAAACTCACTCCAAAAAAACTTTGGAATTAGGGTCAGGGTTTTTCGGTTTTTCACCATCGCTATTAAGTTATTAATTAGATTTCGTATAAAAACGAATATAATAATATCTAAGTATTGTATATAATGGAGAATAGCAAACTATATCAGTTTTTAAAAGGTAAAGATAATATTACCGAAAGTTCATTAAAACTATATTTGAATAATCTACGCCGTTTGAATGGTGGGGAGTTTCCCAAATCTTTTTCTTTTTTGAAAGATACAGAAAAGATTTTAGGAGATTTAGAAAAGTATAAACCTAACACTCGCCGTTCTTATTTGATTTCAATAATTACAACTTTGAAACACGACCCCAAGCAAAAGAAACTATATTTGAAATATTACGAACACTTGGATAAGTATAATAAAGAGGGGGCAAAGAATAATGAAAAGAGTGAAACGCAAAAAGAGAATTGGATTAATCAAGATAATGTTAAAGAGATTTATACAAAGATGACTGATGAGGTTAAACCTTTATTACAGCAGAAAAAGATGTCTCCAAGTGAATACGAGAAATTATTAAGATGGTTTGTGCTGTCACTTTATACTTTACAGAAACCAAGACGTAATGCCGATTATCAAAAGTGTGTAGTAGTTAGAAAGTATAAAGACGACTTGGATAAGTCCTTTAATTATTTAAACTTGACAGATGGTAAGTGGTATTTCAATAATTACAAAACAAAAGGCACTTATAAAACGCAAGTAATAGATGTAATACCTGAGATGATGAGTGTAATTAATTCTTATCTAAAGTTTCACCCACTAATAAAGAGCCTTAAAAAGAATAGTGGGTCTATTCCTTTGATAGTGGATTATCAAGGAGAGGTATTTACCTCCAACAACGCAATAACAAGAATGTTGAATAAAGTGTTTGGCAAAAAGATAGGGGTGTCAATGTTGCGAAATATATATCTTACTGATAAGTATAGCGACCAAATGAAAGAAATGAAACAAGACGCTCACGATTTAGGCACATCAACTAATACAATTCAATCACATTACGTCAAAACTGACAATGATAATATTACAGTTGGGGAGAAATAAAAAATGGGAACAAACTACTTAAAGACATTATAATATATATAATTATAATGCCTAATTATTCAAAAGGGAAAATATATAAAATATATAATGATGATTTGATTTATATTGGAAGCACAACTCAAACTTTAGAACAGAGATTAAAAGACCATTTAAGGTTTTATAAAAAGTATAAACTGGTTGGAGGTTGTAGATATACGTCTTACGATGTTTTAGATAAAGATAAATATATAATTGAACTTCTTGAAGAATGTATTTGTAATACAAAACAAGAACTTTTACTCAAAGAACGAGAATGGATTGAGAAAACAACTTGCGTCAATAAAACAATTCCTATTCGCACTGAAAATGAAAATACTAAAAAAGAAAAATATAATAATGATGCCGAGTATAGACAAAAAATATTAAAAAGAAATAGTGATTGGCTTAAGAACAATAAGGATAGTAGGAGAGAATATACTAAATTAAAAATGAGACGATTAAGACAAAAATGGAAAGATGAAACACCTGAGACTGATTAATGGTTTATTTAGAGATTTTTTTTCTAAATAAATATAAATGATAGTATTGCCTCAAAAAAATCATTCTGTAAGGAATAAGAATGACAAGTATCTAACACCTTATTCATTAACGCAATTATTATTAGATACTGAATTGATAGATAAGAATGCCTCTATATTAGAACCTTGTTCGTCTGTTGAGGGAGCAATTGTGAAAGTGTTGAAAGATAATGGCTACACGAATGTAACAGAGAATATATATAATGAAACACCTGAAACGGATATATATAACTTACAAGGTAATTACGACTATATAATAACTAATACTCCTTACGGGAAAAGTATAATACCATTGGTAAGAAAGATGAAAGCATTGGCTACAAAACAAGTCATCGCATTATATCCAATAAACACTTTACATTCCACGTCAAGATTAAAGAGTGGTATATTCAGTGATGAAAGTTATAAACTGAAATCTGTATTAATGTTTGTAAGACCGCCTTTCTTAAAAGATACATTACAAGCAGATGGCAAGTTTTATACAGGGTTGAATTCTTACGGCTGGTTCATTTGGGAGAAAGGATATACAGGTGAGGTTATATTGAAACTGCTGGATAATTCAAAGTTCTGTAATAGAAAGATAAAAGGTTAGATTATCTGTTAATAACTTATTAGAAACTGGACGGATGGACGGATAGGGACAGGACGGATGTAGTTTCAAAACCCCCCGCGAGAAAATCCAAAAACGGAAAAGTTCTCTGTTTTTGCGGAGAATTATTATAAGTAATGGTTTTCTCTTGGGAACTCTTGGAAACGCATCCGTCCATCGTCCAATCCGTCCATCCGTCCAGTCGCTATTAAGTTATTAAAAGAGATAATATATAATAAGATTTGGATTTAGAAATCTTTTCTAATAATATATATAATGCTAAACATTGGTAAATGGTTTGGATACGCTTACGAGAACAAGACGGCAACTTACACTTACAAGAGTGAAACGACATTGATGTCCCCTGACGAATATATAATGATTGAAATACGAAATCCAAGTGATAAAAAGCCTGATGCTTACAAATCTATCAACTCGTCATCGGTTAGATTTCAAAAAACGACAAATCTAACTGCGAATTAGATGTGAATTAGATGTATTATTGTAAAAATTTATAAATTTTTACTCTTTAATATCGTTAATAAATCAAAATAACATTAGATTTCCGCTTTTCCACGTTAGATTTCGGTATTTACCCATTCTCTTTTGTTCTATTAATAGAGAACCCATTAGATTTATTGTTTTATTTAGCGAATATAATAATAAAATATAATCTTGTATTATTATATAATGTCTTTTACACAGAGAGATACTCCTGACAAAGTATATTACGATATAACTGTTTCAAATATTCAAAACACCGATACACCACCTCCTATCTTATACTTTAACGAAACTCGTAATAGTCCCTTTATATTAGACCCTGAAAGTTATTATTTAAGTATAATTCGCTTTACATTAGACACTAATACATTACCCATTATTCAACCTGTCATTCAGCCCGACCAATCTAATGTTAATCTCACTGAATATTCTGTCACACTTGAATGGACTAACCCTGTAGCCCCTTTCCAAACTTTCACTCAACAAACTTTTATTATCTTTGTTCCTCAAAACAAACAAGCAATTGTTCCCTCTCCTCCGTCTCAAACTGTTTCTAAACTCCAAAACAATGCCACAGGATATTACGATATATATAATTATCAGTATTGGATTTTGTTAGTCAATGACACTTTTCAACAATGCTTTAACGACTTGAATACACAAGTAACTGGAGCAGGTTTAGCACTACCATCTCCTAATGCCCCTGTAATGAACTGGGACACACAGGGTAATATAGCAATCCTTAACGCAGACCAAGCAGGATACGATGATACAGTCGCTAATCACATTAGTATTTATTTCAATGGTTCTCTGTTTAATTTATTTAGCAGTTTCCCTTTTATTATTGAAAGTGAGGGGGCTACTCTTAATGGCAGAAACGCACGTGTTATAATGAGCGGTTTTGGTGGAGCAAATATAGTTCCTTATCCTCCAGTCGCTCCCACTTATACTGCTTTACAAATAGTTCAGGAGTTTTCTACTATTGCTCTTTGGACGCCTATTACCAGTATTGTTTTCACCAGTAATACTTTACCTATTGTAGCAAATCAAGTCTCAGCACCTTTACTATTCTTTAACGGCACTCGTTTTACAACTGGAGGCAATAATGCCAATATCGCTCAAATCATTACTGACTTTGTAGCAAATGAAGGAGTATATAAGCCAAATATTATTTACGCACCTACCGCTCAATATAGATTAGTCAGTTTAACGGGAAATACCCCTCTATATAATTTAGACATTGCTGTTGCTTATAAAAACAGAGTTGGAGAGTTTATCCCTTTCAAACTTGGAACTGGCAATTCAGCAACCATTAAGATACTCTTTACAAGAAGAGGGACTGAAGGCGAAGGTAAAGTAGGATTGCCTTAATTGATTATAAGAAAACAACTTAAAGGTGATTTGCTAAATGTATATATATAATGGAAGAATGGAGAGAATTAAAATACTACCCAAATTATTTAGTATCTAATTTAGGTAATATCAAAAACAAAAGAAATGATAAGTTGCTTAAACCATCTATCCACAAAACTGGATATTGTATAGTTCAATTATTTAGAGATGGTGTTAGGAAAAGTTTAAGATTACACCGACTTATAGCAGAAGCATTTTTAGGCGAAATTAAGGAAACGGATTATATAGACCACCTTGATAGAAATAAACTTAATAATAAGATTGATAATTTAAGAGCAGTAAGTCCTACTATAAGTGTTTTAAACAGAAATGTTTGGGGTAAAAGTAAATATAAGGGGGCTTACTTTAGCGAAAAGCGAAATAATTGGCGGTCTCAAATTAGAATTAATGGTAAGTGTATTAGTTTAGGATATTATAAAACAGAATTGGAGGCTGGAACAGCGTATAATGAGTATATTGAAAAGAATAATTTAGAGTTTTATCTAAAAAATATTATCTCTGTTTAGTTTATATATAATGTCTGATTTTAGAACCGTGTTAATTGAAGACTCACGAATTGCCGATATTACCTCTACAGAGGTTTTTGGAGTTCAAAGTTCCGCATCACAATCTACCTATCAACAATTTCAGGCAGTTTCCACATCTAACTCCTCTATTGTTTTTAACGTTCAAGTTCCAAGTGAAAACATTGTTATTGATAGACACCTCCTTTTAGCATCTCAACTTGCTTTCCAAATTACCGCTACTGGTGTTCCTATTGGAGACCAAGTGTTTCAATACGGCTTAACTGAAAGTCTTCAGGCTTTCCCTCTCAACTCTCTTTTTACAACTATTCAATCCACTATTAACAACGTCTCTGTTTCTACCAACTTACAGGACGTTTTACCAATGTTAATGAGAATGAACGATAAGAGAATGTTAAGCAGATTTAATAGTCTTACTCCCTCTCTCCCTGATAGTGCTTGGGGTAAATACGCTGATGCCCCAGGTTCTAATAGCAATCCTCTTGCTGGATACGCTAATGCCTCTTACGATGAAGACTTTGAACCTCGTGGTGCTTTTCATTTAGACGAATTACAAATAGACCGTTACGTTGGTGGAGTTTTTGTAGATAATTCTCCTATCTCAGGTGCTACAACTGACATTTGGAAAATATCTATTAGAGTTTCTTTGACTGAACCCTTTTTAGCACTTTCACCTTTTATTAATTGCGAACCTGACAGCAGTGCTGGTCTTGTTGGAGTTAATAATATGTCAATGGTTCTTAACGTAGATAGTTCTTGCCGTCGTCTTTTCTCCACTGCTAATAACTCTGTTGTTGGTGGAAACTCTCTTGTCGGTTATATCACCAATATTGAACTGGGTTTTCCTGTTGCTCCTCAAGGTGGCTCATCTCAGGCGGTTGGTTTCCAAAACACTCGTCTCTTGTTTAACTTTTTGTCTCTCCAGCCCGAACAATACGCCAAGATTAGCACCAAGAACGTTGTTCCTTATTTAGACTACCCACGTTATTTGACTACATTTACCAGCGGAACTAATATTGCTCCTCAGGCATCTGTCACTCTTACATCTCAGTCTATTCAGTTGAACCAAATTCCTGACCTTATACTAATTACTGCTCGTATTCCAATGTCATCTCAAAACTGGAACTATTCATCAAGTTTCTTGACTGTTGAAGGCATCAGTGTTAATTTCAATAACGCATCAGGTCTTTTGGCATCTGCTACTCAACAGGATTTATACAATATTTCTTACCGCAATGGCTCATCACAGAGTTACTACGAGTTTAGAGGTTCTGCTGATATTAATGATAATGCTACTGGTGGAGTTGAAGCGAAAGCAACAATCGGTTCTTTACTTGTATTGAACCCCGTGTTTGACTTTTCTTTACCATCTTATCTTTCCGCATCATCTCTCGGTCAATACCAGTTCCAGTTCAACTTGCGAGTTAAGAACCAGTTTGACTTTACTATCGTTCAGCCCGAAATCTGTATTATCACAATGAACTCAGGTATATTCGCTACTCAGCAGGGAACATCTCAAATCTTTACTGGTATTCTTACTAAGGAACAGGTATTAAGAACTAAGGAACAAAATCCCGTTCCCCAACTTGATAGTGTAGAATACAAAAGATTGGTTGGTGGAAAACTACAGAACAGAGGAATGGGTAATGTAATGAAAATGGTTAAGGAATACGGAATGAAAATGCCATCAGGCGGAGCGATGTCGGCTGGAGCAATGAGCGGAGCAGGAATGTGTGGTGGAGCAATTAGCGGAGGCAAAAAGTCCGCATCTAAACTTGCCAAACATCTTGCTTAAGTTCTCTAATAAATTATTAT